CGAGAGCATCTATATAAACGGGCAGTGTGGTCATTAGCAAAAGCGAGTCTCATCGAGCGCTACCGCGATTACGACAGCACAAATTCAAAATCGAAAAACCCCGAGCACGAAGAAAATTCAGCTGCTGATTATCGCCGCGATGCCGCCTGGGCAATCAACGACATCACAGGAAAACCGCGTATCACGGTGGAGTTGATATGAGCGAGCTGGACGTTGCGGTTGCACAGCAAGGCGACACTGTCGATGTAATCTGCCTGCGCCACTACAAGCGCACAGAGGGTGTTACAGAAGCCGTGCTGGCGGCCAATCCGGGGCTGGGTGCAAAAGGGCCGGTACTGCCGATGGGGACGAAAATAAATCTGCCCCGGCTCACATTACAAAATAGTCGTCGCACAGTGCAGCTGTGGGACTAGGAGAAACGCATGCCCGAACCGGGAACAACCGCACTCGCATCAACCACGGTCGCGTCAGTCACGCTGGCGGCGCTGCTAACCGGCCTCGATGCCGATGCACTCATCGGCGCAACAGCCGGTGCCAGTTTGTTTGTGATGTCCGCAAAAGATTTAAAAATTCCAGTGCGCATTGTTTATCTCATTGTCGCACTGGTCATGGGATACAAAGGTGGGCCTGCTGTTATCGGGCATGTTTTTCCGGAGCCGGTTGTTAGTGCCTTTGTTTTTTCGGCGTGTGTCATCGGCTTAACGCTACGTTTGATGGACGGAGTAAATCAAATCGAGGTGGGTAAATGGTTGAAGCCAAAATAACCGAACTACTGAACTGCCTGGCCGCATTTATGGCAATGTTAGTTGCACTGCGCGTGTTGTTATATCGGCGAGGTAACTCTCGCTATCGCCCCCTTGTAGGCAGTTTTGCATGGGCGTTAATTAACGGCGGATTTATCTATTCAGGCTGGCTGATTCTGTCGGGCTACAGCAGTCCTGTAGTCGCAGGCGTAAACGTGATTATCCTTTTTTTGTTGACGGTACAGCTGCATCAATCAAGAGGTAATTTGGCACCACTGGTGAATTCGTTAGAGCAATGGTTACGGAGAGTGCATACGTGATTTTTAAAATGATACAACAGGAAGAGGGCTGGAAATCGCGCCCGTACTACTGCACTGAAAACTATCCGACTGTGGGGTGGGGTTTTCGCATCGGCAAAAAGGGTGCTCCCTTGCCCGATCTTTTTCTGCCGCGCAAAGTGGGCGATGTGTGGCTGGAGTGCCTGGTTGATGATGTCCGGCAAGCATTGGGATCGCGTCTCAATGGCATGAATGAGGCACGTCAGGCGGTGGTCATCAGCATGGCTCATCAGCTTGGAATTAATGGCTGCTTGAACTTTCAGCGAATGTGGATAGCCATCGGTAAACGTGATTACACAGCGGCAGCGGAAGAAATGCTGGACAGCGTATGGGCAAAAAAACAAACAGCGGCCAGAGCGCATCGGCAAGCCACGGTTATGCAAACTGGCAGCTTTTCAGGGGTATATCACTAGTGACAAAAAAAGCATTTATAACCGTGGTTAGTATTCTGGTTGTGTGCATGCTGTCGTTGTTGGCTGCTATCGCGTGGCAAATGTGGCGTGTGCAAACGCTAACGGGTGAAATCAGTTTACTTAATGAAAAAAATAACAACCTGTCAGACCGGTACCTTCGCTTAAATGCCGCGCTGGAAGAGTTGGATCGTCAACAGCGCGAGCGCATTCGGCAGCAGCAAGAGCAGGTCATGGCCCTTAAACAAATACACGCGGATGCCAACAGTAGACAAATCAAAATACTGGAATTACACAATGAAGATACCAACAAGTCCTGGGCTGCTATTGAGCTGCCTGCTGATATTATCCGGCTGCACCGCCACCCAACAATTACCGGATCCGCTCATTATCGTGAATACATGCAACATACCGGATCCCTGTCAATTACGCGCCAGCAGCCCGAGATCGGCTGGTGATCTGGATATCGCGCTAGATCAAGCCCGAACCGATTGGGCATTGTGTGCGCGAAAAGTTGACGATCTAATCGGTTGTTTGTCGGACATAAAACAGTGAAAAAGTTACACGATTTGCGTAAATATTTACTAACAAAAATTCCCGACTTGGAGCGCAATCCGGATCAATTGCTGACGTTCGTTGAAAATGGAAATATTATTTTCAGCCCGGGAGACTGGTACGGCAATTACACGCATCGCTATAAAATGCCGGTGCGCATTGTCCTTACGGATTGGCGCTTACCGGTCGATGATATTGTATTGCCGCTGCTGGAATGGATGACCGTGCGCGAGCCTGGCTTTGATCCGAACACAGCAATCCGGTTTGAGTCAGAAATTATCGACAATGAAACGGTCGACTTGTCGATAACAATTGATGTTACAGAGCGAGTCCGTGTGTCTTTTAAAGATGGTAAACGGAGCATCGAACACGAACTACCAGAGCCGGTATTGCAAATGAACGCGGATGCACAATGGGAATTCAACGCGAAAGCGCCGGGTGAAAATTACACAATACCGGATCAGTCATGACAGATTTTGAACGGCTCGAACCGTGGTTGAATGATCTGCTACAAAAGCTGTCAGGAAAAGAGCGCCTAAAGCTCACGCGAGGACTGGCGCGTGAACTGCGCCAGCGGAATCAATCAAGAATAAAAAGACAAATAGCACCAGACGGTACCCCCTATCAACCAAGAAAAACCACGGCTCGGCAAAAAAAAGGCGGTATTAAACGTAGTGCAATGTTTACAAAGCTGCGCTTATCAAAACATTTGAAAACATCCGCTACCGCTCAAAGTGCCACCATTGCATTTATGGGAAGAGTTGGCCGGATCGCGGAAGTGCACCACAGAGGGCTGCGTGATACGGTAACGGGACGTATTAAATACCAATATCCAGAGCGCCAGCTGCTGGGTATGCCGGAGCACGACATCAATTACATCGCGGATCGTGTCCTGCAAATGATCAATTCAAAATAGTTCGTGTTGTAATACCCGGTATTACAACACGAAGTGCGTGTCTCACGCGCGCGCGACTGACACCATTGCTGTATGAAAAATGCAGCCGAAATACTCCGTTTACTAAACAATATGATCCGCATTGGTACGATTGAAGAAATCGACCATAAAGCCTTTCGTGTGCGTGTGATTAGTGGCGACAATCTTACCGACTGGGTGCCATGGCGAGCTGCTCGAGCGGGAAAAACCAAAACATGGGACCCGCCAACGAAAGGCGAGCAGGTCGTTCTACTTTCCCCTTCCGGGGATATGTCTCAAGCCATCGTATTGCAATCACTTTACAGTGATGAAAACCCGCCGCCGAACGCAAGCGAAAATCTGTGGTTAAAAAAATTTCCGGATGGAACAGAAATTCGCTATGACCATGCGGCAAAAAAACTTCACATAGACGGCGCGGGTGAACTGCAAATAGACGTAAAGGGTAATGCAGCGATTAACGCTAAAACAATCGCATTGAACAAAGGTGTGGGTGTGGTTACTGGTGCGCATATCTGTGCGTATACAGGATCTCCCCACGCGGACTGTTCAAAAACTGTTACGGCAGGCATCTGAAAATGATGATCCCCGAAGAACTGTCTACATTGATCCAGCAGGAAATGGAGTCTCGTGGTTTCAACGTTGATCACGAATATAGCCGCATCAAACCCCTGGCTGATTCCATCGGCGCCGCTGTTGTTCTCTACATCCAGCAAAAAGCAACGGTCATTACTGACGGTTCAAGCATGAGGGTAGAGTAATGACAGGCATGGCATCAAGTATTGGTCGGTCACTATCCGGTGTTGGCCATATTCAGCAAAGCATCGCCAACATTTTAAACACGCCCATCGGTTCCCGTGTCATGCGCCGGGAATACGGCTCACTGTTGCCGGAATTAATTGATCGCCCGTTTAGTGATGCGCTCATGCTGCAAGTCTATGCCGCCAGCGTCATGGCAATAACGCGCTGGGAACCGCGTGTTCGCATTGAGCGCTTTTATCGTTTTATTCCTACCTGTACACCGGGGCAAGCCATTATTGATATGGACGTTATTCGGCTTGATACCGGTAGCCCGGAAGTGCAACGCATCAGTATTGGTTTATCTACCGGAGGCATCGCATGACAACGCCACCGAAAATGGTCAAGTCGCTGGATTTTGAAAAAATTCTGGCAGAGCGCAAAGCAAAATTATTATCACTGTTTGACGGTGAGCAGCAGAATAGCGTGGCCGAGATTCTTGCGCTGGAATCTGAACCCATGGTCAAGCTGCTGCAAGAAGCGTCTTACCGCGAACTACACTTGCATGCACGCATTAACGATGCCGCTGTATCGAATCTGATTTTATACGCAACCGGCACTGACTTGAATGAAATAGCACGCCTGTTTGATTTGGTGCGCATGCATGGTGAATCCGATAACCGTTTTCGCTACCGGCTATTAAATCGTATCGCAGCACTGGCCGGTAACGGCACACGCGAATATTACATTTATACAGCCATGGGCATCAGCACACTGGTCACCGATGTTGACGTGGTGCAGCCATGGCCGGGCAGCGTCAGTGTCGTCGCCTGGGTGACGGGTGATGATCAGGAAATTCTTGAACTGATTGATGCGGCTCTGCAATCCGACGAAAAGAAAATGCTGGGCGTAGAAATATCCACGCGCCAGGCAAAACCAAAGTCCATCCCGGTTATTGCGACGGTATACCGCACCCGGTCAGCACCAATAAACCTGCATCAACAACTGATTGATAGCTGGCCACAGCTGCTGGACGAACATGCCGCAATGGGCAAAAGCATTTCCAAAAGTTGGATCATCAGCGTATTGCATCGCCCCGGTGTGGCATCCATTGAATTACAAATGGATGAAAACACCGTAGCGCTGGAGCACGACGAATACCCGGCTCCGGGCGTGCTGCAAATTCAGGACGGTGGCGTTGCATGGTAGCCGCCAGCAGCCTTCAACCGCCCAGTTCTACAAAGCTGGAGCGGTCATTATCGCGGGTTGCGCATCCACCGGCATTGGATATCGCCGGTGAATCCCCACGCTACATAAGAACATCACCCTCGCCGGAATTTGCCCCGTTCATTGCAGCGGAATTTTTTCTATCGTCGTTCGCTAAATATTTCTCCACAGCGAATGATTTAATTGATGCCGGTTTGCCATGGCTTCGCCAGCGCGGTACTGCAGCAGCCGTAAAGCGCGCTCTGTTATGGGTGCAAATAGAAGGGCTGCTGGAAGAAGACGGCGCGCGTCTGCACATTGATCCGGGCACACACAATATTTTTCATTTGTTACCGGACATTAAAAATCTGGTTGAAAAAAGCATTCCGGCACATGTGCATTTTTATCGCATGTATCACAAATGGGATATCCGGCATGCACGTCTGGATCGATCTCAGCATGATCAGTGCCAATGGGATGACGACTCGGGCGCGTTGATTGATGGAATAAAAATAAGTTTTGGTG